CTGACGGACAGTATTAGGGGGGTATGGGGTACCCCCTCCCCTGGGGGGTTGTGAGGACACATATGCAAGGTGGTTGATACGTTGATATCAATACATGTTGATACGTAGACAAGAGGGCATATCAATGGATGTGTATATGTTTATATGTTGATATCAATATATGTTTGGTTGTTGATAAGAGGATATCAAGAAAGGTTGATGTGTGTGTATCAATGGATGTTGATATCCAGATATGCACATATCAAGACTCGTTGCTTTGGGGTATATGTGGCCAGGCACCGTGGTTAATATGTGGATATGTGGATATGTGTATATGCGTATAGGTGGGCGTGCTTCTTACTCAGACTTTATGAACATTACAAGTGCACCCAGGATCATAAGCGCCGCATCGTCTTGACTGATAAAATATAACCCGCCAGCTAAACAGGACAGGCAAACAATAATCGTGACGTTGGTCGTTGGTACGAATTTGCTCATAGCTTGTGGTATCCTTGGTTGGGTTGTGGCTTGGTGTCTGGCCTTGTGTCTGGTTCCATGTCCTTGACGAACGATAACCACCTGCCCATGAGGTGGTCTGATATACTAATGCCACAATGGTCATCAAGCGCTTGGATTGTTTTACATGTAGGATGCCGGAACGATACACAAGCAAGCTTTGAAACAATATCGTCCGGGTCAAGGAAAATGGTACAATTGTCCATTGCTTTGTCGGTCCATGGTCGCAAGGATCTGGCCGGTGCAAACGCCACACAATATTTAGGTAGGAATAATTTATTGAAAGCTATTGCTTCAGCACCGCCCTTTGAGTGGCCGCATACCAGGATATCAACAGTAAACCGTGGACAGTGATTGTGTATATCCATGGCTGCTTGGTACGCCGAACTCTTGACACCCTTGGTTGACCATAGGTTAAGATTCTCCCACCAGTCAGCCAGCTCGTTGGTCCCTGGTATCGCCAGCACCATCAAGGGTTTCCCACGATACATGGTTATTTTATACTGATACTCTGTGGTACCAAGGTCGCGATTGTTTTTATACGCTGCCTGGATTGCCTTTGCTGCTATTAGATATAAGTTTTTTTGGTCTTGATCCATTGTTTGAGTCTCCATATCCAGTGGATTATTTGTATTACGCCCAGGATTGTCGACACAAAGATCAATCCTTCTTTAGGTGTAGCCGGGCAGATTGAAACTATAAAGCCCCACAGAGCTGTGAACCAGGGGTTATTTTTAAGAAATTCCATATACTAAACACCTCGTTGCATTATTTAAACAAACCGTGAAAAAAATAAACTCCAAAACCTATTGTTTTTGCCATGTTCAATACTTTTTAGGCCTACGTTGTGCATAGTAGCGCAACCCCTTTAAAACGTTGATTCAATAGACAGTGTGGCGATGTCACGAAAACAAGACAGAACTTCACCCAGGCATTTTGATGACATATTTGTTTGTAGGATGCCATGAGTACCCGTTCTTAATTGCATACCAGGCAGGATACAACCCCTTGTATGTGATATCTTATTGCCTGGATGGATGGAAATATCAACTCTATCGTGGACATTGCATACTTTTATACATGTTCGATTAAACCGACTGGACCGGTATTTTTTTATTGCGTAGTTACCTGGAGGGATGCAGGATATTGATTGCTGGTTCTGGCGATAGGGAAGCTCAAGGGTAAAACCTTTTGTGATTGTGTCAACCGATATGACACCAATAGTATAGAGGTGAGTCTGTTCTACCCGTAGGATTTTTATAATCGTCATTATTAAACCCCTTTTGGCTGTTGGTTATTATTTATTTGTTTGTTGGCTTAAAAACATACCATGTTTATAAAGTTTTTTTGGATGGATTGCAAGAGGATAATATATAGTTATTTTAGTGGGTTGTGGTTGCTTGGTTGGTTGTGCTTTGTGTAACGTATATAATAAGGTATAAATAAATGTAAATAAAATGAAATTAAATGATATTTAGGGTTGACTTGTACGTTATACAGCGTATATTGGATACATGGAAAACAAACAGAGAAACAACAAGGGTGACAAAATGACAAAAAAAGAAATTGTTTTTAAAATTATGGTCGTATTATATGGCTATGTAGATGAAACAAATATTGAAAAGTTTAACGAGTTAATGAACTGCAAAAGGTCCGAATTAACTCATAACTACAATTATTTTTTAAATCCACAACCACAAATAACAGGAGAATAAAACAATGACACAAAGAATTACAAACCAAATGTTAGATGCAAGGGTTTCCTATCTAAACAGTATAGTCGGTATCAAAGAACCAGTATCATATAAAACAATTGGCGGGTATGCTGTCTATTCTGCTTATGGTTCTACTGGCATAGAAAAGGTTGTATCTGATTCTGGAGCTGTTACCACAATCGTACCATTGGGGACCAAAAAAGTAACCTTTAACAGGCTTTGCTCTTTTATCGACGGAATAGTGGCAGCTAAAAAATAATTGGTCTGCTCCTGATAATAGACACAATCACCCACAATCACATTGATAATTGATTGTGTCTATCCTTGAGAAGTTAACCAAACACAAATAACAGGAGAATAATTAAAATAAATGGATTTTTTAACAGCTAAACAATTAATCGAATACGAGAATAAAAAGAGTTCAATAACTATTTATCCTATAAAACATATGGTCTGTATTAATGGTTTTAAATATTTTAAAGTATCTCATGGTACCTTGAACAGATTTAAGTATTATAAGAAAACTGGTTTTTTGGTCAAATAGTTTAAAGGAGAATATTATGATAAAACTAAATAGTAAAAAGTTTGCTGAAAGTGAAAAAGAGTTTACCAATTCTTTGTTTGAAAAAGATGGTACTTGTGTCGGTTATGCTAAAAGGCTTAAACGTAAAATAAAATTAATGGATCATAACAAAGAATTGATTGGAGTTATCGCAAAGAATAACGTTTTAGGGCTTGCTACAAAACAAAAAGACGGTAAATATTGGTATTCTTATGGTGATATCCCATTAATAGGCAAATATGAACCTATCAGATTTCACAACGATATTGCTCCTCTTGTTTTGGGAGTGGATAGTTTAGGTAGGTATTTTAAAGGATAACCATCCAAAAGCGCCCGGTCTAACAAGCCGGGCATTTTTATATTTAAATATTAACAACCACTAAACCCTTTAAAGGAGGTATATCTAAAATGAAAACAATAAAAGCAGGTAATGTATATAATGATAAAAGACAAGACTTTATTGTCATAGACAATGAATATATAGATCCTGAATTTGATGACAACCTTGTTGTGGTTGGAATGACTGTATCTGAATTAACTGATAAAAAAGCACTTGAGTCAAGATTGAATGATCTTATCAGCGACCGGACAGGATTATCAGAATGTAATATTGACATGAATAGTATTAATGAAGCTATTGAGTTTTTACAAGATAAAATATCTGTTATAATGTGAAATAATAAAAACAAATAAACAACCCTTTAAAGGAGGTATCTCTATGCTTTTTAAACGATTGTCGTTGTATTTTTGTGTCTTAATTCTGGGCATTGGTTTAGGTTATTCTTGGCGAATCTATCACAATTCTATCCAACCGATTAACAGGTTGCCTATTGCTAGTGTATATTATGCTGATATTGCTTATGATGCTACCAACATTTTAACTCATAAGATTGCCAGAAAATACTTAACAGGAGGAACCAGACATGAGTAGGTCGTTAAGATATAAATCAAAATACAAACCGATTAAAGACTTAGCTGTTTTTCTAAAAGCTTTTAGAGCAAAGAAAGGATTTACTCAAGCACAACTGGCAGAAAAACTCGATATTTCCATTAGGACGATACAACAGTGGGAACAAGGATACAACCACAACCAGGCCATTTTGCCGTTGTTAAACCTTGCCATAGAATTTATCGAATGATGGAAAAAAGCCGAAAGGGTGGATAAAAAATGATAACACAACCAGGATTTGGAATTTATCAAAAAGAAAATAATAGCCCGTTAAAATCAGAAATAAACCATGAACCAATAGAAGGAACTCCGCATACTGGGTTCGGCTGGTGTGCTGGATGTTTACAACACCATTTTTATAACTGGTTAGAATTAAACCAAAAGGATGATCGTTGTCAAATTTGCAGCGAAAGGAGGGTTGAAATTGCTATAAATGAAGAAAGAAGAGTAGCAAAAATAATAGAAAACAGATATAAAAGCAAACGATAATCTAATAATAAAAAAGCAGACACTTATTAACAGATATAAAAGCAAACGATAATCTAATAATAAAAAAGCAGACACTTATTAACAGATATAAAAGCAAACGATAATCTAATAATAAAAAAGCAGACACTTATTAACGAAAAATAGAATAGTGTCTGCTTTTCTATACCACTAAATACAAACAACCGGCACCCATTATAGGTTATTGACGCGCGCGATCGAAAAAAACTGTCTGGTACTCTCTCTCTATAATCATTAAAGCTCCCTCAACCTTTCGTACAAAAAGTGTTTTCTTCTTATCTCCGCTTTTGTCGGGTGTCTGTGGCCTTTATTCAGATTACACAATGGATGGCACAAAACCATGTTATTTCTTAACTTGTTGCCTTGGGATTTGGGATAAAAATGATCAAATGTATAATTATTTTCATCGTCCCCGTGGATATCATTCATTTTTTTCAAGCAATAAAAACACCTTTCGTTTTGTGCGCCATACATTTTTTTTTCTTGTTTTTTAGAAATGTTTATTATCATTTTTTCACCCCAGGACCAAGAATAATTTCGGTTATACACCCAGATTTATGTTTATACCAATAGTCCCGAGGGCATTTATCCAACAACCAAACCTTTTCTTTGTTTATAAGGCAAAAATCATCCCTGAGCGACCCACAAAAAAGAAAATGAATACATTGTTTGTTCGTATATGCTTTTAGCGTTTTTTGGACTATTTTTGGCTTAATTGGTTCTTTTTCGGGTGTTTTTTGTCTATTTTTGTATTTATCGAGCGTTTTTTGTTTAAAACTGGTGTTTGTTATCAATTTTTCGGTTGTTTCTGGGTTAGAAGACAGAGTGGCAAGCCCTTTCTTAACCCAATTTTTAATATTCACATCTTTTTGAAAGTCTTCCCCTGGATCTTTCTTGTGGGATAATAGCTGCTTTATTTCTGGGTATTGTCCAGACCACCACGGAAGTTCTTTCTTCCCGGCCTCATCGTTATCTAGGTTTATTAATCCAGATTGGTTTCTGGCATTTAGCAAGTCGTGTGTTGCCGTGTCAGGCTTGGCAGATGCGCTACCAGAAGCGAAAACTTGGCACAACCCTTTAGACTCTTGCCACAACAGCCAACCGTCAAGCTCTGACTCTGTAATTAATGACGGATAATAATTTTGCATAACTGTTTTATCGAAGGTGTTTATGTGCGCTTCATAATTAAAAAACCCGGTCGCAGATCCAGAAACAATGACAAACCGATTAATGGATAATGGGCTTTCCTGTCTAATCCTTAATCTAATGAGTTTTTGATTATAGAACTGCGGGATAATTAACCCTTTAGGAAGCCATAACAGCTTGTTTTTGCCGTTTTTGTGTCTTTCGGAGGGTAATCCCCACGATTCAAGGTTAAAGTTGATTGTGGCAGGGTTCCAGCCTAACCGGGCTTTTTTTATCGTCTCGTCTTTTATCCCTCTCTGGTTAAGCCATTGTCTATGCGGGATCCCGTTCGCCGACATGAGAAACTTAAAAGAAGCGAATAAAAACGTTTGAGCCTTTTGTTGCCAGACTTCTGGGGGAATTGTAATGTCTTTTGGCTTCCAAACAATTTCGTTCTGACCCGGTTTTTCTGTTGCCGTATTCAAAGATTTAAAGCTTATACTTGGGGTTATACCAAGGTGTGTGCAAGCTTGCGTGTATGATTTTGAATGATAATCCATTATGAAGTGTATGGAGTCACCAGCTTTTTTGCATTTACGGCAAACATAGTGATTTTTGTATGGATGAATAGAAAACCTGTCATCACCAAGGCACCATGGACAGGGACCTGAGTGTTCTGCTCCACGGGTTGAAGCTTTCTTTTTATACGCTATCCCGGTGTCTTTTGAAATCAGATCTAAGATATCCATTATTTTTCTCCAATATGAAAATTTAATAATAAATAAGCGCAAGTTGTTATGGTTCCTAAAAAAATGAAGACTGTGAAAAAACGGTTCGTTAAATCTGTAATAATTTTCATATTAAAAACCTCCGTTATTTAATGTTAATTGCGCTTTCCATCAACCACCAAATTAAACTTGCTGTATTCCACAAAAAAAACCTAAGCCACCAGTAAACCTACAGGTAAACAATCATGTTCTCCACCAAAATTGGAATCTTTAACTGCTTGTTTTTATTTGTCTTGTGCATTATATTGAGGTTTTCATCACACCGCTTTTCATTTTTCAAAAACTATTCTCATCCTATGGCCTATGTGATAGCCTTGCGCATATGTAATAGTTTTATGCGTGTGCATAAACATTATGATGCCTGCATATTATATATATTATATAATAATAATAGTATGTTAAGTAAGAATATATATAGAAGTTTTGCTGGTGTTTTTGTGGTGTTTTTGTGGTGTTTTGCTGGTTGCTCCTGAATTTATTTATGGATATTCGGACAAAAAAATACATTTTCACCAAAAACCCACCAAAAATTGTTTCACCAAAAACCATCATTGTTTCACCAAAATTGTAATATTCTCACTTTTTTTATATTTTTTGTTGTGAATACGTTTTTGAGAAATTATAAAATTAATTAAATATTCGATTTTTTCATGGTAAGATAATTCTAATCTGGCTTCAAAAAACGCCATGGCAAGAGTTTTTTTTGTGAGATTATTCCTTTGTTTTATCTTTTCGTTTACAAAGTCATAAAGGTTATCAGATTTGATTTTTTTGTTTAGAAATTTATTGGAATGTTTTATTACTCTCATTAGCGGAGAACTCATCATCATCACCTCCGTATTTAATAAATATATTACCTATTTATTATTTTTCAGTCATTAGTTGAAACTGAACCCAAATATCTTAAAACAAAGAGAAGCAAGAACCCTTTCCCCGCTTTTTGATTCTATCCTTGCGGTTCTCCAGCCTTTAACCTCTATTACTTTATCATGGCACTGGTAGAAATCATTCCAAAGCCAGTGTCTATAGGCCAAACTATAAACTTTCTTAACCATCTTTTATAAACCCCTGTAAAAATAATGCCCACGATCACCGGCGAGCGTAGCGATGACCGCATGCATTGTGTTATTGGTTTTTGCGTGATCTACAAGTTTGCAAACAACTGTTTTTCACCAGCATCAACGATTCTGTACGCTTTTTCAAAAACTTCTTTTGGGGACCATGAGACATAACCATCTGGATATTTAACCAAATAGCCTGGGCGGTCTTCTCTGTTAGTTGTGTCCTCTCCCTTTTCGATTCTTAGAAAATTACACTCACTCAGTGAGTAAGCTCCGATAATTTTACATCCGATATACAATTTTTCTTCTGGCATTTTTCTTATCCTTTTTGTTTTAGGTTCGCTCTGCGGTTTATCCGTAGTAGCGTTGTGATTGGTTAATTTTGGCACAAATATTTAACCAATACGCCGTTCACTATCTCGCCTGGTGTAACTGCTGATTAGCGGTTTTACACCGCATTCCTGTACTCTTTTAATCTCGGACAAGTTTCGGTGGTATAATGTTCTTCATATCCGGCAGGGCAACAATGTAAAAACATTCCCTCACATTTACCCCCGTCAACCCCAAAATAATAGTTTTCACATATAGGTCCATCAATGCCTTCTTGCTGTCCTGGCTCCATTTTGTTTGCTCCTTATAACCAGCTCGTCTGGTTCATGCAGTTGATTAGCCTGGCTTGCCCAGAGCTAATAAGGTGTTATCCAGTTCACGCATGTTCTATATTGCAACGCACATGCCAAACAACTAAATTTTAATAATTAACAAATAGGATGGTCAAAAATAGTTACCCCCCTGAAAAACTTTTTCCCGTTTGTCGAAACCCGTTTACTAAACCTTTGTTCCATCTCTAAAAGAACTTTATCCTTTGCCATGCAATAATGTCCGACATCGTTACACCACTCTTTGTAGTTGATATACAGCGCCTTTAAATCGACCCTGAGTACATGATCACCAATCAATAAACACTCGTCAATGTAATGTCCAAATATGTCTTGGCTTTTCTGGTATTCTTTTGTCGCTACTAAAACCTTGTCAGGAGGTAAAAGTCCCAATTCCTGCCACAAAAGACAGCCTTCTACTAACCAGGCCAATATACCCGGCGCTTGTTTTTTTAGTTTTGGAAGCAGGTTTTTATCAACCGGCAATTGTTTTTTATTTTTCGGGTCAGGATTCGGAAGAAATTGCATATCAAGAGGTATTAAGTGTGTTCTAAACCAAACCGCCGGGTCATCAGCGGGCATTTTTGGCCGCTTGTTTGTAATTGTAATTGTAAGTTGCGTTTGTTGAAATTGAGTTTGTTTTTTTGCATAGTGACCACGGGTTGAAATCGTATCCCCTCCCGATAGTTCTTTAAGTTTTGCAACGTCTATTCTATCGTTTTTGTTTGTTTCGGAAAACCAGACTATCCTACGACCCCTGAAGTTCATCATAACAGCATCAGGTGCCGTGCCAGAGTTGTTTAGTTTTGTTTCCATTAAAAAATTTGATGGCGCTTTAAACATTAAATCGTCTAATATAAATTTCAAAATCTCAAATAATGTTGACTTGCCGTTTCTGCCTTTTGGACCCCAAAAAATTGGGAAAATATGTTCGGTTGTTAACCCGGTTATCCCATACCCTAAAAGCCTTTGGATATAGTCAACCATATCTTGATCGTTATCAAATATCTGTAATAAAAAAGATTTTAAAGCGCTACAATCCTCATCTTCGCCTTTCCATTCTATCGGAGAAGACAACCTTAAATAGTCTTTTGGTTCGCCTGGTTTAAACGTCCCTTCTTTTAAATTTATACAGCCGTTACGGACAGCTAATAACATTGGCTTTGTGTCCCATTCGGTTCCCATTATTCCTAGTGATTTCAAGCCAGACCTGGAAAGCTTTAACACTTTTTCTTTACGGGTTAATTTCCTCAACCCATTAATCCTTTCTGCCAACATCTTAGAGTTATATTTGTGTCTTGACACGGCTTTACTGTCCTCTTCTTTTTCTGCCGCCTGGATAGATAAATTTTCAAATACTAACTGCTGTCCATAAAGATCAATAACCTCTTTAATAAGGGTTATAACGTGGCCTATCCCATCTAACCGCCAAAAGTTATCATTCCAGTAATACCAATTCTTTTCCATGTGGTCATAAACGTATCGGTTTTCAAGCTGTTTTATTAATAGATAAGCGTCTCCGTCCTCTTCCTCCTGTGAAGCTTTCAAGACCGTTTTGTTTGACCTCGGCATATCTGATTTTTTCTCTGACTTGGTTTTCTCCACGCTGTTTATAATTTGTTGCTCAAGAGATGTGTCTTTGGCGTTGGTGGTGGTGGTGGTGGTTGTTTCCTTGTCAAGAGAACCTTTAGGGTCCTTAGTCATTTTTTTATTCTATACGGGAAAAGGGTGTAAGAAGACGATAAATTTAATGGGAATAGGCGATATGACAAATCATTCAAAAGTCTTTTTTTGTGAAGACGGACAAGGTTTATTATCTGGTGTGGTTTTAAACGTCTTGGTTTCTTTCTTTCGTCTTCCATGGTATTAATCCTTTTGTTTTATTCTTCTGTTTTCTTGACATCACTTCTGTATTCACAAAACAAATCAGAGATAGCCATTTTTCTGATATATTCGATTGATTCTTTAACACCACCAGAACAATTTTCTATATCCAATTTTGCTACATGGTGAATCAATTGGGCTACAAGCCGGTCATCTGACTTTGCGCCAAAAGAACCACAGTGCAATGGCCAAGAAGAAAAATCAAGATTGGCATACCTGAGATTGGCAGACCTGAGATTGGCATACGTGAGATCGGCATTCCTGAGATCGGCATCCCTGAGATTGGCAGACCTGAGATCGGCATTCCTGAGATTGGCATCCCTGAGATTGGCATACGTGAGATTGGCATACCTGAGATTGGCAGACCTGAGATCGGCATCCCTGAGATCGGCATCCCTGAGATTGGCATACCTGAGATCGGCAGACCTGAGATCGGCATCCCTGAGATCGGCATCCCTGAGATCGGCATTGTTGTTTATTGCCATTTCAACACAAATCCTAAAACTTTCACATTTAAATTCAAAAATAACTTTCCCGTCCAACCGATTTTTAATTTCAAATAATTTCATTTTTAACCTATCCTTTAATTAAGGCATTAAATATTATTAAACTCACACTTGCCGCCAGCTTGCCTATCATTCCAAAATTTAACCAACGTCAAATATGTATGATTCTCCGCAAAAGCCCTGTCAGTACACCACCAAACCTTAACACCATACCGTTGTGACCAACTCAACACAGTCATGTAAACAGATATCGATTTCATCATAGAGAGAGGTGGTGGAGCATGAAAACAAGCCCTTAGATCGGACTCTATTACCAATTCGGCATGGTCAAAATATGACATCCTATCAAATTCTTTTTCAAACCGGACCCGGCCATTTCCACAAGATCCAAATAAATCGGTTAAAGATTTTCTTTCAATTGTGATTGAATGGTGGTGGGAGGATGAAGACATTTCTTTTATAGAATAATCACCGGTTTTAAGGGTGTCAAACTCAATGGTCCCTTTTTGTTCGTCAAAGATAAAAGGGTTTTTCTCCCTGGTATCTATTATTATGGTTGGTTGAATTTTTATTTTTTTCATATTAATTCATTCCGTTTGCCAAACTCAAAAAAGTGCTTCTTATTGCTTTCTTTTTTTCTTTTGTCGGTTCGATCAACCGGAACGCTTCGAGCCTGTTTTGTAATAAAGAAATTGCGTTATTGAACTCCCGACAAGACGGGTGTAGTTTCGCTGGCCTCCCTGTTTTTTGATCACCGGAACCTATGATTTCATTTCCGCAAAGTGTGCAAATAGTGTCTGACATGCCAGCTTCCTTTAATTCTGGTTAAAAATATAGTTTAGACGTACAAAACCATGTATTTAATTTGTTGTCAAGGTATTTGATAGATTATTTGTTTTAAATATCCCCAAACTCAATTTCACGATACCGGCTAACTATCCGTTCTTTCAACATCGTGTACCTATTATTTGGGACTCTATTTCTAATCGCTTTCTCAATGGTTCCAAACTGCCCAATCGTAATAACCAACTCCTTACCCCTTGAAATTGCTGTGTATATCCATGGATTGTCTATGAAATAATTAAACTGACAGTGAACCGGAATAATTATCACTGGTGCCTCACTACCTTGAAATTTGTGGCATGTAATACAATATGCGTGAAGTAAGGTTTTTGTGCTTTTTGAAAGAATAACTTCCCTGTCAGGATCAGAGAACAAAACGATTATTTTTTTGTCAGTCACGGATTGAATAATACCAATATCACCATTTACAATGGCAGATTCAAAATTGTCCGTTTTCATAACTTTTTCGTTCTTTGTGTTAATTACTTTATCACCGGCCCTGAAAACTTTTTTCTTTTTTTCTTTGGTAGATTCTGGCCCTGACAAGGCCTCCTTTTTTTCTAATTGTTCAAATAAATTGATATCAGGAACACAATCCTTAATATCTTTTTCAGTTCTGTCAGGGTTCAATTCAGCTTGTAATACCTCGTTAATACTATCACAACTTAACAATCCTTTAGAATTAACCGGGGAGAGAACCTGAACGTCCTCAACCGGATCATACCCCCTTAACGGCATCCTCTCACACACGATTTTCTTAATATTTTCAAGGATTTTTACCGGGTCAGAACAAGAAATATGGATTAAATTATCAGGGTTTTCTTTTTCAAGGTCGATTTTTTTGGATGGGATATAAATCCGGCTGTTTTTAATTTGGTCGCAAGCTTTTACAATCAATCCAGAATTGCGATGGATGACGGTTAATTCAACTCTTGGCACGATTTCAGACGCTAATAAATCACGAAGTATTGCACCAGCACCCACGGACGGCAATTGGTCTTGATCACCTACTAATAAGACTCTGGTTCGTTTGACATCCACGGCTTCCATAAGCCTTGCCATGAGGTTGTTGGTTATCATGGATGTTTCATCAATTATCAATAGATCACACGGTAGGGGATTATCTTTATTGTATCCAAATACAAATCCTTCTTTCTGATCAAACGTGCAACCAAGGAGGGTGTGGATGGTGGAGGCGAACCGGTTAGTTGCTTCTGTCATCCTCTTTGCCGCCCTGCCGGTTGGTGCCGCTTGAAATATTCTTAGGTTACACGACATTGCCCATTCTATAATGGCATAAATAGTGGTGGATTTTCCAGTTCCAGGGCCGCCCGTCATAACCCCTATCCTGTTTTCTTTCATCATGGTGATTGCCGAAAGTTGCTGATCTGTGTATTTAATTGTGGCTGGAATGGTCATTATAAATAACCCTCCCTTAAAACCAAATCAACGATTTTTACACTGATATAAAGCTCGTCGTCGGACGGCTTAAATAAAGAATACCCAATTCCGTCGAACACCACCACACCCTCTTCCTCCAAGGCATCCAACCCCTGTTTTAATTTCGGCACTTGGATTAAACCTTTTATAGCCTCTAATAATTGCTCACGCACCACCCAAACACTTCCATTGGTTTGCATGTTTTCCTTTAAACAATGGAGCGCTGCCGCTTTTTTCCGTTCAATGTCGGTCCTGGCTACCCCGTTTTTCATAGCCACTTGATCAGCCAACGGGAAACCAATACCCCTGAAATTAGTTAGGATATACGGATTAAACTCCACAATATCAGCCGCCTTGTCTTTATACGCCTTGATTAGGTCACCCGCTACGCTTTTCCACATACCAGGCACATCAAGAAGCGCCTCAAGCCTGATCATAACCTTTTCATTCATTTCATTTTCGACTAAAGATTTTTGAATTTCTTTTGCTCGTTCAAGGGTTATACCGGATATTTTCTTGACCACCTCCTCAGGATGGTATTTCAACATTTTTAAGGTCCGGTCCTGGTAAGTATCAATCAACATATTCCCGGTCTTTGGCCCAACCCATCGACAAATTTTCGTTAAGTATTTAAAGATACCGTTGGAATCTATTGGTAATATTGATTCATAGGAATGGAACTTGAATTGCTCTCCGAATTTTGGATGGTCTGAGTGGGTTCCTGATAAAATATAATCCATGCCGTGTTGTGGGTTTATAATATCACCCAGGCAAATTATATGGTTCCCTTGTTTGTCGATAAACTTACCTATCAGAAAATTGTTTTCATCACTTTTGAATTTTATCTGAGAGAGGGAACATTCTATTTGTTCGGTGTTTTTGTCCATTTTTTTTAAACCCTATCTATGATGTTGTGTGAGATAAAACGTCCCTACCTTTAAACGTCACCATAGCCCCTGGTTGCTTCATATACAAATCAATGGCACATGAAGCACATCTTGTTTTTCCATCACCATTACTAAATGGCTTTCCAAGTGGTGGTATTATTTCTTTTTCACAATCATGACAAATAATTTTATCATTCATAATTTTATCCCCTATCGTTTAAAATTTCGTTAACCTCATAATTATAATCTTGTAACGGAATTGTTTTTACCCTGTCAGGAAGCAAATGGATGATCGACCTTTTGTACCTGACATTCTCTGGGAAATACCCACCAGTTTTCAACAAAAACTCATAGAACGATAATTGGATTGAATAATGGTTTATGTCCGTGTCCTTGAGATGGTGTATGGGTTTTAACCCCGATTGGAACGTGTTCTTTTTTGAAATTTCTTTATTTTGTTTCCAATCAAATATATAAACAACATTCTCATCAGGACCATACATCACCAAATCTATCGTGCCAGCTATACTAAATTCAGGAGAGAACACAATTAACTCAGCCGCAATGAAAATATATTTTTTTAAAAGTTTAGAAACTACTTTATCAACTTGCTTAAATAACAACCCACACCTTTCCGACATGGGCTTTAAAATAGTTTCTTGCCCTGATATAAGCAGTTCCGCATAAAGGTGGACGTTAGACCCTTCGGAGGTCCCCCTTTCTGACTCTTTTTTCCATTCTGCTCTAATATCTGCCGGGTCCCGGCCAAAATATTTTTCGTTAGATTTATTCCTTGAACATTCTTCTGACACGGTAATTTTATTGAATTTTGGAAAGTATGAATCAATTATAGTCGTAACGGAAGAGTAAGCCACTCCAAACCTATCAACATAAGAGTGGTCACTCTCCCGAAACGAAATAGCATTTATCCCGCTGGGATGATATGCAGTTTTAACAGGCATTATAAATTAGATCCCGTCAAGGTCATCGTCTGAAAGTTCGGGTTTAGTGGCTCCCGTCCCGGCAGATTCGCTTGACAAAAAGGCACTGACAGCATCAGGGTAATTGCCGGGGAAATCGAAACCAGACCACCCCACTTTAACGTTGTGCTGCTTGTTGCCGTCTTTATCTTCCCAATTGTTATGCTCAGTTATAAGGATGGTTTGTTTTCCTGGGGATTGTGACCAGGCAGACGTTTTCAGCTCTGTGGCTGTAGGTGACATTATACCAATACGCTTCGCAACAAAAAGCCGTCTGTTTTTCTTTGACTCTTTTTCTTCAGGGTGGGGAAGGTGGACTTCAATGGGGATAACGATCCCGGTATAAAGCTCTTTTGTTACTTCAAATACGTCAAGGCCGGTTGGCATAACTTTAAGAAGCGGCAACCCATCTCTTAAAACCGGCATCCCGTTTGCGTCGTGGACTTCCTGTTCAATTTCAATTACAGACTGGATGCAACACTTCAGCTTGGCAACATAGCACGTATATTCCTTTACTTTTTTGCCTTTTGCCCACTCTGTTATTTCTTTTTCTTCAGGGACGCATTCCAAAATGTTACAAAGAAAAATCCCAACCGGATAAGAGGTGTCAAGGCTATTTGATGCCTTTTGATCTTTTTCAGAAACTTCCTCGTCTGCATTTACATCGTCCCAATTTAACTCTTCTCTTGCCATTTTTTGATCTCCTTGGTTAGTGTTATTTGGTATTATTTAAAGATTATTTATAAAACGATCAACAAACTGTTTTCAAAACGGAAGAACCCCTTTTGCCTCTTTGCGGAGCATTACAATGAAGGTGTCTCCTTGAACGGTTGTCAAACCCTTGGCGGTTATCACCGGATCACCGGCCTGGTCAAGAAAAAATGCAACGTGTTTTTCCCACACTTCCCTGGTCGGTGCAAGTTTTCCGGTTGTGTTCAATTCTTTTTTAAGGGTGATTATAGTTCTCAGTTGATCGTTTGTAATTGGGGCGGAAGAATCCCACTCCCTGGTGTGTTCTTCTTTCTTTTCTGTCGGATCTGGGGCGTGGTCTGGTTGAAGATCGTCTTCCCCTCTCTCCTGTCTTGTCGCTGTTTCTTGTGGGTCTTTCCCGGCAGATCTTAAAACCGACTCAAGAACATTTTTTACAATCTCAAGTATTGCCGGCTTCTGGTCCGTTTTTTCAAACTCAACATCAGGGTAATTTGTAACAAGATAATACTTCAACCCATGAACGGTTATCCGGTTAGCAAGCTTACACGCTTTGCCAATGTCGGTTTCTTCCAGCATTCGTTCATACAAAAGTCCATATTGTCCAACCGGTTTCATTTTTTCAAGGTCTTCAGGGGTATACATGGGGGGAATGGGGTATTGGGGATCGGTGCCGGTTGCATCAAGGGTTCTTGGCAATAGCCCAACCGTGTCAAGAGGAATATCTTTTTCTTTGTTCTGGTTATATCCATGTTCGTCAAAGTCAGCACCCGTTTTCACAGGTCCTTTGGTTCGGGGAATATCAATCGCATCAGAATCACCACACCCATTATCCTGACCTGGAAAATATTCTTCAACAAATTCCTTTTCGTCTTCAGGATCTTTAAAGCTGGCATCAAAGGCAATGTCAGTGATATATTTTTGTTCGTCCTGATACAACTCGATTGCATCTTGTCTAAGGTCAACAAGCGAACCGTTATAACAAATGGAAACCACCTGGATTGTGGTCTTTGTTCCAGTGCCGGGAATGGTTGTTGTTTTTGAAGTTAAAACCAAAACCAGGGGGACTCCGGCCAGTCTTCCCTTGGTCACTGTTTTAACAAGATTCATTCCACCCAAAATACCGTTGATCGAGTTGGCGCTCGTGGTCCTAAGTGTATGGACCTTACCGAACAAATCAACCCCGTCGATTATACAGGTAAATGTGCCAAACGGCTTGCACTTATCATCCCCGTCATAACCGGGTTCGATCCTGGAGCATGGGCATTTACACGGAGTTTCAAAGTTTGATATTGCCTTGAAAGATTCTTTCCCGTTCCCCGTACAATTCAGCTTGCCAAAAATATATGAAACCAGTTTTGTGGGAAAGTTCCGTTCAACATCATCGAATAGCAATCGAATGGGGATGCCTGTCAGCTTGCCATCTCCATTTACAATGTTCCCAGGCTCAAGCCCAATGATATCCATTAACTCTTCATCAACCACATAATCCCCGGCATCGTCCCTCTCTGTCGTTGTGATTTTAAAATGGTCCCATTTTTCAGGAAGGCGATATTCACCACCCCCCTTTGATTTCCTGACTTCCTTTCCTTTGCCGCCTATCTTAATTTTCCCGGCTTCGTTTAATCTGCCGGATAACCCTAACCCGTGAATTCTCATTAGTTGCTCCTTTTAATTGTTTATATTAGTCCCGCCGTTTCCACCATTAAAGAAAGGTCCCACATTTTTTTAACTTCGTCTTGATTGTATTTTACAATATCGTCAATCAATCCAAACTCCCAATATTCCTGAACTAACTCCCCGTCAATCCCTTCCATTTTACCTTCACCCAGGAATTTTTTGCAAAAGAAATCGAGTTTACCACTCGCGAATTGATTGTCTCCGGCCAATATCTGTCGCAAATCAATATGATTACCTTTGTTATATCGCCCAGAGTCAATACTCACCCCACACCTGATACCGTGGGTAATCCCGTGGAGCATCATAACCCTTAGATCAAAATTCCTGCCATTAAAAGTTATAAACTTATCATATACTGACAGGGCATCCCAGAAATCAATTAACAGTTTCTTTTCAGCTTTCAAGATATTCTGAGGGGAGTCTACCGGGTCAGCATCAAGCTTGACGAATTGTGGTCCGTTTTTATCACACCATCCAGCCATGCAAATAATATTGAACATCGGGTCCAGCCCCATTTTATTAATTTGCTCAACCTTTTTTTTAGAAATGTCGGCTTGAATTTTCACGGGGTCTTTTAAATTACCGTTTGGCTTTATGTCGGGCATGATATCCAACATGGTTTTATCGGCTATTGTTTCAATATCAAATACCACCTGATTTTCGTATTGTCCTGTCATCCTATTTCCCTCCAGTCAGCCCTAACACCTTGCAAGACATTCTGTTTATCAATATACCGGTTAAAATTCTCCCTCAACGTATCGTCCGCTTTTTTAGTTTCAGACATACGGCCAAATAACCCAAGACGTTTTTTTAATTCAAACGGGTCTTCCTTGCCGTTAGAAACATCCAACCAAAGATCTTTTTCAATCCCTGTTATAGTTTCTAACCCAAACGCTAAATTAAATGGAATTCGTCTTTTGCCTGTACCGGATAAGTAATTGGAGAGGGTGCCTTGAGTGACCCCTATTTCAACAGCTAATAAAGTTATTGTCACTCGCTCGTTTTCTGCTAATTTTTGCTTGAAATGATATTTCATAATGACATACTATTTCACGGTTGAAATAGTATGTCAAGATGTTTTTTTATTTTTGTTTTATATTATTTATGAGTATACTTATGGTGTAGCTGAACTCTTTATAGTTGCCCACTCTGTACCCGTCCAAATTAGTACAAGAGTTTCATCTACATTAGCGAATACAAAGGTTTCTGGATCACTTGTTTCATGGCTCAAAACAGAAAGAGTATAGTCACCATTATCAACGCTCATAACTGTAGTCTTTACCACACCAACAATTTTACCAGAGCTGAGTGTACCACCTAATGCCCCAGAAGTTGTATCGAAATATGTGACACCCCATGGTCTAAGTGTTTGTGCATCGGTTGTTAAGGTTTCAATATCAGCACTGCCATTATTCCCGATTTGTAATCCTGTGCCAGAGGTTGATATCGGTGTTGTGCAAGTTAGTATATTGTTAGCATTTACGATAGCGCCACTTGCTGCGAATATGCCAACATTGCAACCATCTATTTTGTTTCCGACAGCCCCGCCACTAGTAACATATATACCACTTGCGCCGCCTGATCTACAGTCTATTGTGTTTCCGTTCGCTTGTCTTGTATATGCAGTAACTCCGCCCATATTATATATATTATTGTTAGAAAACTGTCTAATATAGGATGATCCACCACCTACCGCTGCATGGATATTTGCCGCTGCACTTGACCTGAAATTATTGTTATTTATACTCAGGACACCACCACTCGCAGATATCAAAGTTGCAGAAACAACACTTGGGCTTGAAGCATAAAACGAGTTGCCGTTAATGATAACTGTCCCGCTTGTGACATCAATAAATTCATTAACTGTGTTATAAAACGAATTTCCCATTATTATCGTTGTAAATATATCACTTGTAGATATAACAACGCTATTACCAGCCGGGCAACCAGATGCAATAAATAAATTATTTGAAATGTTTGTAGCCTTGCCAGACTCAACCTGTATAAAATCCCCTCCAGTATCTCCAATATGACCAAATCTGTTTTTTGCAATTATCATGCTACCGCTACCGGTTGCATGTGTAATGTGTGCTATAGCATTTACAGAGCTGCCAGACTCGAACCAATTGTTTTCTATAACTAAATTATCACCCGCAGAATGTATTCCGATTGCTCCATCGCCCTCAGCAATATCGCAATCCTTTATTGTTACATCAGTTGTGCTTTCGTGGCAGAATACTCCGTACACTGAAAACAACTGCATCCTGACCCTTTCTATTTTCGCGGCGTAACTGTCTTCGCCAACCTCTATTGCGGTCCCACCAGAAGCAAATTCACAATCTCTAACCACAACACGCCATGTTTTATTAAGAACTAATATGCTATTAACAGCATCACTTGAAGTTAGTTTCAATCCTTCGACTAATCCACCCCTTACCCATGTTGGCAATGTTACCGTTATAAAGTCACCAGTCCCCGTAAAGGACAATTCGGTTTCTGACATACCAACGCCGTGTAGGTAGATAGGTGCTGTCGCTGTAACCCCATCTGTGAAATCGTATGTACCAGGGTAAAAATTAATCACGTTATGCGTAGTTAAGGCTTTTGCAAATGCTGTATCGTTTGTTGCTGCTGCAGCCCCAACACCACCACCCCACCATTCTATATTTATATAAGGGACTAAATCCCCAAACGTAACATCAAACACAGAATCAAACATTTGATAAGGCTTAGGTTTAAAGGCCCCGTTCACTACAAGCGACCCGGCTCCGTCAATAATAGACCCAGGATTTATATCTAATGTGATATTACTGTCCACGGTTTCAGCAGTGTCTATGCTGAAGCTGTTTGTAGCTTTAAGTGTAACCGCCTCAGTCTCAATCCACACTAAAGCCTTAGCCAAGGTCCCGCACCAAGACACCAACAACTCAGTACCATCAAGGAAATCAAAGTCTCCAGCACCAGAAAAGATTTGATAATCTCCGGCTTTTATGTTTTTTGGTAAAGTTACCACCACCCCAACCAACACATCAATGATTACACCAGCATCCATCTTGAGGATGCTATTGGCCGAAAACGTTACATCATTAGAAAATGTCCAAGTGCCTGGTGTCAGCCTTATAATAGCCGATCTTGATCCTATTTGTGAAATGGCTAAATTGACACACGCTTCAGTCTTTGTTGACCCATCCCCATAAACCTGAAGAACATCAACGGCATCAGTCTCTATTTTATTATATGTAGCTGTCCCACCAGTTGATGTTTTCCTGGTAAAAGTGGTGGAAATGCCATCATAAAGCCGTTGGTCTTCTTTGCCAATCAACCCTTTTGTGGCACTTGCAAAACAAAGAGAGTGTGCCAAAAAATATAGAAACCATACAACCCCGAGCAATATCCATTGCCAACCTATCCATGATTTTTTCATAATATTTTCCTTTGATTATTTTGTTGATCCCTGTCTTGATCCCATTGTGTCTATTGGATAGTGAAAATCAACCTCAACCAAATAAACATCATTATTATAATTATTAGCGACACCCACATCTCTGGTAAGGCTACAAATCAACATACTAGATACCCCACTAATACCAGATCCATCTATCGCTGCTGCAATCTCCATTAAATAATGAATATCAGCAACATCGCTTTGAACATCTCTTGTAACTGTAACTGTCGTTTCTGCTGGCATTGCTGCCCCGATATCTGCCCAGGAGTGCGTAAGATCAAACTTAACATTTTCAGCACCAGCACCAACACCAGCAATCGGTAATATAATGTGAATATGAAATTCTATGTCCTCACCAAGTTTATAAGCATGTGGTAATTGCACATTAAATGCTATTGCTTGGTCGGCCCCATCCTCAAATTTTAGTATCACCCCACCTTTATACACCTGATCTTTAGCCTCTTTACCTGGGACTTTCTTTGAATTATTGGCTGGTGTCCGCAAATCATCCCATACTACTGTATCAAGTTCAAGAGTCTTTGCTGTCCCTGTGATTAATCTTAAATCACTTGGCGCAACCTCGTTTGTTTTTAAATTCAAATCAGTCCCGTCATATTCAATACTTGCATCGTCACCAGCACCAAAAAATATCTTTAGTGCATCTGCTTTTAAATGTAAGCCAGCATCCCATAAAAAAGTGGCTATATCACTGATCAAGCCACCTACCCCAAAAAATGGGATGTGGGTTTGTGTTGAATCCCCCAATGTCAATGTGTCAAACTCAACATCTGCATCCGTGTCAATATCTTGTGGGGTCGAAAGCGTGATTGTTTCCCCGTCTTCACTTGGTGTAACAATGACTTGATTTTCCGTCCCAATTACGTCATCGGCCTCAAGGGGAGCGTTTGATGTTGTAATGATTTTCCCATCAATTAATTTATAATAACCGCTTTCAAGCTCTGGCCGCAACGCTTCCATTAAATCAAGACGGTCTGACAAGCTGTTTAATATTTGATCAACCGCCGTGTTCCCGGTTATATAAACCCTTTTGCTTTGCCTTGACAATATGGGTGTCTCCTATATGCCTGGGTCGTTATCGTCTTTGGAAAAAACACTTCTACCACCAAGGCGTAAACCTGTTTTGGTGGCTGGTTTTATGGTTTTTCCTACCGGCCTTAGCATTCTTTTTAATATATTTTTTTCCGAGTCAGCAAGTAAGGCCCATGCAGCCGTTAGGCCAATCCCTTCAGCGCCGACAGCACCGATAGGACCAAACAAAACCCCACCAACTGTGCTTCCAACACCACGGCTTATAATTGACCCTGTTCCAGACTCAACGCCAGTTTCCTCTAATCTTTTAACCATAGCTAATGCATTGTCTGCTTCTGCTTTTAGTTGGGGCCAAATCTCTCTTAAGTTGGAATCGTCCAAAATTCTTTTTTTATTTTTGTATATTTCTTCATGGAGAGTGGCTGGTTGTAGTGCCTTTCTCCCTGTGTTTTTATTGGCAACAAAAAGGGCTTTGTTGTATAACCTCCTAAGAGAATTAAATTTTGACAACGCCTTAACCTGTTCATCCGCCGCAATCTTAAACCCGGCTGCTTCAGACGATATACTTTGATCAAGATCTTTCATTAAAGATTCTTTTAATAATTCTCTTGCCTCTTGCTTAGACGGGCCTAATTTTTTCCAACCCTTGTTTTGAAATACTTCTGCAAGAATAAATTTTAATTGGGCGGGCTTTAAAGACTCGTTCCCAGCTAATTTCCCAATCTCGTTTTTCATCCCTGGCAAATATCCGAATTGACTAAAGGCCCTATTTGCTATGGATAATGAAGAGGCACCTTTTGGTGCATTTTTTTTGGCTTCATTCCACAAATCTGTTATTGTTTTTGACGTTTCAGGAAGGGACACAACCCCGCCTGAGATTTCCGCAACCCGATCAACCTCTCCTTTATATAAATCGAAAATGGCTGAATTTTCATTATAGGCTTCACTAACCATGATATTCAGGTTTCTATTCTTTAAGCCTTGTTTTTTTATTGATTCAGGGGCAACATCCACAAGGAAATCTTCAGCTCTTTTTGTTATGGTTTTTTTAATATCATTGTTAACAGATTGTTTAAAAAGTGTTCCCGAAACGGTAATCTTTGGTAAGAACTCAAAAAGTGGCTTAAATTTACGAAGCACACCCTTTCCAAGACCAGAAGCCGCCGATGTTACTAATTCACCCCCGGCACCAAAAGCCGCTTCTCTATCTGCTCGTTCCATATCAAATTCTGTCCCGGTTGCAATATCTGACACGGCAGCACCACTACCAGACCCAAGGGCAGACGCAAGCGCTCTTATTAAAGCATTCCCACCAAACACCCCGGCTTTTGCTAATTTACCAGCCTTTAAGGGCAAGGAGACTTGAGGGGCAAGCGCTGTTAAGGCAATATCTCCCACAACCGGACCAACGCCACGAATAATATCTTTCACCCCTAACTTGGCTTGTTCTCCCGACTCTTCCCCGGTTGGGACCTGTTTACCCGTTATAGTGCTTATCGGACGCGAACGAGAAGCCGGAACAAAACCCTTCATAACCGCTCCTGATTTCAATTCCTGACCTTGTTCCAACCCGGTCCTTTTTAACGCTTGAGAAGCCGGAACAAAGCCTTCTATAACTGTACCTGATTTTATTACGGGGCTACCCATACTCCACCCCCCGTATACTTAGCTTTATTCCCATCGGCATCAGTTTCTATCTGACCAATTTCAAAATCGTCAACCTTGTCAGAAGAGGGTTGGGGCATTGATCCGTCACCCTTTGGGAGGACTATAGCCTCCCTTTCTCCCTTAAAGTGACCGTTTTTATTCTCAGTATATACCCTTATAAACACGTCTTCTTTTTTATATAAGTGCAGGTTTTGGGGATCTATCGCCTGAACACTACCGGAAAGAATGGTTTCAAGCTCGTCCATTCTGAATTTTATAGTCGCGTCGCCTTGTGTCCAATCGATACCATACCTAATGGCTAACCTAACTAACTCTTCAGGGGGTACAGCCGCACCAGACTCCCCACGAATCAGAGACTCCATGGCTTGATTATACATAGAGGCCATTCTTTGCCCAACTGGTGGTTGATCGGAAAAACCGGGAATGGCCTTAACCATCCAATCTGGAATTGGCCTACTCGATAAAAATGGGATCGGTTTTAACTGTGCAAGTTTCTTTTTGTTGATTGTACCGTCTGGGTTGGTTATCATTTTTCTTACTTTTTTCACACCACGAATACCAGACTTCATGGACTCAGATTTTGCCGCCGTTTCAACAGACTGTCCCTTCTTGCCTTTTGTCTTGATTCTCTCTATGGATTTTATTTCGTTGCCCTGTTTGGTAAAAGGAACGTCCCACTCAACCCCATCAATCATACGCCGCTTCCAAACAACCTCACTTTCACTGAAATCTTGTTTTCTTTTGTTTAGGGCATTTTGAATATCGTTTTGGCTTTCAGTTTCAATTTGACTCGATTTGGTAAGCGCCCGTCTTTTCTCTCCACTTGATATCCGTTCGTCAAGGCTCGCCTGGGAAACATCTTCCCTTACTTTATTGCTTCTACGGGTTTCTCCTAATCTCAAAGCCCCTGGAACATCAATACCAGTTATCTTTTTAGCAAATGCGGCCACCAACGGGTTCATTTGGCCTTGTACTATTTGATCAACAGCGCCGCCTCCACCTTGACCGGGTTGGCCTGGTACCGCTTGTTGGTTTTCGCCACCCGACAACGCCCCGGTTAGAACGGCAGGATCAACACCACCAGAACCGGTACCAGGGCCACCCGCCTTGTCAAGATTAAATGAAGATCCGAATTGGGGGCCACTTGTTTGGCCTGGGGTTTGCTTGGATGGCTGTCCAGGAGAAGTTGGCCCGGCCCCTGGTGATTGACCACCACCCAACGCACCTGCCAACCCCTCCATGCCCGGCAACCCGCTTATATAGTCTATCATGGCCTTGTTTGTGGCAGCGTCTTGTTCCGCTTTTATCTGAGCAGTTTTTCCAGCTTGCAGTTGAAGTTTAAAAAGCTGATCTTGCATGGTATCTTTTTTTTTTTGTATAACCTCTCGGGCTTTTTTTTCTTTGTTTTGAACAAAACCCTTCATAAAGCCAGCCGCTAAGGTCTCAAAATTTTTATTTGCCATGGTATACCTCTATTATTTATCACTTAAAATGCTAGAAAGGAAAACACCAGCTCCCATCATATTTGCATTGTCTTGCGCGTCCTCTTGTGCCTGTTTATTTGCATTTAATAATGAGTTTCGATTATTTGTGCTTGTTTGGGCAGAAATAGAGCTTGGCACCATCCCAAATGCCGCTTGTTGAGTTTTATTAAACATATCCTGTTGTATATTATATATAACATCCGTCAAACTTTTTGCTTTCCCCGTTTCTAGATTAGAAAGTGAGTCTATTAAAGAACCACCTTCTGGGATATTCCCTAAAATATTATCTCTTGCGTTCGCAAATTGGTCTTCTATGGCAGACTTTTCACTGTCAAACATCGGATGGGATGCAAAATCAAAATCTCCAGAAGAAAAATCTTCGAGACTACCTACAAAATTACCCCGCAACTTAGATGTTAAAGCAAATATTTGATCAGCAATAGAACCAATAGGTACTGGGCTTTGCCCACCACCAGATCCACCAAACCCAGATCCAGATCCACCAAACCAAGGTCCAGATCCACCAAACCCAGGTCCAGATCCACCTGGACCACCAAGCCCACCAAAACCAGATCCAGATCCTTCACCACCAAACCCACCAAACCCACCAAACCCAGACCCAGATCCAAAACTACCACCAATCATACCACCGAGTGCAGAGCCAAGAGCGCCGGCCAAAGGCCCACCAGCTAACGACCCTAACGCCCCTCCAAGTCCTTGCCCGATACCTTCACCACTAAACCCACCAACCCCACCAAACCCACCAAACCCTGGTGCTGCCCCAACACCTTCACCACTAAACCCACCGCCTGCCCCACCACCGCCACCACCGCCCGGCGCTGCCCCAACACCTTCACCACCGAACCCACCGCCTGCCCCACCACCGCCACCACCACCGCCACCACCCATATCACACCTCCCTTTCAACAAATGTTATCATTACATCTGTCTTTTTTTTTGTGTAAAAATTTGTAGAATAATTTGGTATTACCCCCAACCTTTTCCCACCACAAGCCAAAGCCATCTTTATAGCCAAACGGTTTCCCAACGGAGTGACTCCAATAATTGTGTCTAAAAACGGAAAAGAAAAAAAATACTTTAATGATATTTTGCAAAGATCAACAGAAGTTTTTCCCCATGTTTTTTTAAAACAATTGAAATGGCCGCAAGCAGAGTTTTCGCTGAATGAATTTATCCACCCTATAAAAATAATATCTGTTTTATCCCATATCGTAACAACACTATTACCTTTTGTTTGTAAAAAAGAATGAAACTGTTCAAATGTCCTGACAGATCCAGCGTAAAAAACGACTTTGTTAGTCCCTTCATTCACCATTTTAGACCAAATATATTTTATAATATCATAAGACAAAGACCATTGGTCTTTAAAATAAACATACGGGATTATTTTTATATCTTCCATTTTATTCAAACTCCAATGCGTAAATAGCGACTGGCCCTGATCCTATTATTCTCACACTCACTTTATCACCATTGCCTGTTGTAATCAACCTTCTCCGCGTTTGCCTGTTACCGGACAGGGTATGGTCTTGTAAAACAACCTTGTCAAGATAAATAGATCCTTTCGTGGTTCCAGCTACACCGGACGCATCAACATCATATTTGGCGTACCGTGGAAAATGCTTCCTTGTTTGCCTGGTGAAATCTTTTGTTTCAACTTCCCAATCAATTTCGGTTGAATTATCGTCATCTGTGTCTGGGTTTTCAATGTGATACACGTTCCCGGCATTGTCCCCGGCTAATAGTTTTTCGTTTGTTCTGTCAATCCCAAGAACCATGATTTGAAACGGATATTTGTAATACATGACTTTCGCAGACGTATAGTCAAAAACGATGACGTTGGTTGGGTAGGTATCCGCAGACCCGCAATATCCAAAATATATTTTGCCACGAAAATGGTCTATCCATGAGTTGCCTAATTTGGTCTTATCAACCCCAGGAACGTCGTTCACAGCCTGGCCGGTAAAAAGTTTTTCTAATATCTCTTGAGTTAATTTGGTGTCTTTTTGGTTGGAAAATAAATAAATACCGTCTGGCCCGATATGATAAATACCCCGACCGTCCACCGCCACTGCCCCGCGATTACTTTGTGACCCGGTTGCCCCTGACATCCTGGCTGGGAAAAAAGAAGTTGATCCGGTTCCCTGTATTAAATAAATATCAATCTTATTAAAATAGTATAATTGACCATTCCAGAAAACGGCACATTTACCAGGAAATTGCTTTTGTGAAACCTCAATAAAATTCCCAACCGGCCAATATTCCGGTTGTTTCGGTGAACAATAATAAACCAGATTGTCTTTAATTATAAAGCAAGTCCCATTGTAATTCGGGCCTATTACAAAAGTTCCGAGTGGGGGCCTGTCGTAGTCGGTTTCAACTTCAGACCCTAAAGAAAGATCCCCCGTGTTAGAATCCACGGTTAACGTCCCGATGGCAACGTCCTGATCAAAATAATATATCAACCCATCAGAAAGCGTCCTGTATATTCTAACATGTGTTACTTGGGGGTCTGTAGATGCTACCCAAACAATCCCCAACGGCTCGTTTTCCAAAGCAACCGCCGCAACCGCAGCCGGGGATGGATCAGACTCAGAAACAATAACTAACGACTCTTTCCTTAGATATGTATACTTTGTGTTATAATCGCCTATCAACCCATTTTGAGTCAATGCCGAATCTTCCGTATTGCTATCAATGGTAACTATTCCCACTGCCACCTCTTGATCATAAAAGTAAGCAGATCCTCCGGCCTCGGTCCGATATATCCTAACGTGTGTTACTTGGGGATCTCCTGAAGCAGTCCATGTAATATCTAAAGACTGATCCGCAAGCGTTACCGCCGCCACCCCAACAGGAGATGGTGCTGATTCATAAGTGACAACACTCCCTGTTTTTTTTACATATGTATATCTTGCATTGTAATCACCTGTTAACCCCGTTAAAGCTCCAATAATTATAACTGGAGCTATGGTCGGGGCAGCAATGGCAGAAGAACCAACGGTGATAACAGGTGCGACCGATGGTGGGTCCATTCCCCATTCATTTACATCTGATCCGTCTATTCTTTTTCTATCGGTCCCGTTCAAGGCATAAATGCTTTCTAACAATGAATTAAAGGCATTGTATAGAACGCCCGACCACTGTATTTGTGACAACCCAGAAGCTATGGAAACACCGTCTTTATATATTTCATCGCCAGCAAAGGCATATCTGGACCCTCCCTGTTCTAATATCTCATAAATCAAAGAGTCTAAACCAGAATCTAAAACGCTTGAGCCGTCCCGAGTGACCGCCACCCCGTTTTCGTCCAGCTTCAAGTTTTTGCACCTTTGCATAGCCCCTGAAGATTCGTTCCCGTTTTTATCAACGGTTACAGGAAGGGAAGCCGGGTCAGTGCTTAAATCTAACGATCCAACTGGTTTCCAAAAAGTTGCCATCAGAACATTTCTCCCAATTTTTCTATGCCGAACCGAATAGGATCTAAGAAGTTGCTGACATCTTTGCCAAGGTGTTTGTCTGTTATCCCTTTTAAAAGATCTCCAAAAGGATCAAGAAATTGCAGGGCAACACCAGGGGTTCTACCACTTCCTGTACTACCAACACCCCCAAAATCAAAAAGACTAGAAGAACCACCCTCGACATTACCAAGAAGTTCATTCCCACTGCCACCACCAGAAAATTGTTCAACTAAATCCATTATGCTTTGCATAGACGGGGAGTTTGAATCCTTGCCGCCGCTATTCCCCTGATTAAGTTGCAAGGCCAACCGTTCTTGGTTTTGTTCTTCCTGTATCCGAATTATAAAATCCAAAAACGGTTCATCTGGTCTTTGTATTGCTGCCATTTTGCCACCCATTGTTTTCAATTTAGGGTTTTGTACGTCTAAACTATATTTTTAACCAGTTTTAAGGATATGTCGCGGGATAAGTGTCCGGTAAACGTGGACCCTTTCTATTTCTATTGTTCCCGCCATCCTTAGAAACTAATCTATAATCCCTGTCGGCTGTTCTTTTAGCTTTGAACTTTTTAACCAAGTTTAAACCCAACTCTTTTCGCCACTTCCAATAATCTTTTAAGCTCCCAATCCTACCATCGGTATTGGTGGAGTATGCCAATTCGAGAGTTGCTTGCTCAATATATTTTTGCAGAAATTTTGGATAGCTGCTTTCATCGTCCTGGGACTCAATTTCAACGGGATATCCATTATAGATCATTAATATGTTGTTTTCATGCTCAACAACATCTGTGACAATCCCCTCATTCTGATTATCCACAATCCCCAACATGTCAAAGATAGTCCCAATTTCTGCCGTTGGATCTTGATCATCTGTAAACAAAACCTGGCCGTCTAAAGCGTCCCCATCAATCCCATCCCAAACAACCGTGGAGGGTCGTGGATAAAGATAAAATTCATTTGAATAAGCATCTTCACGGTAATACGATTGAACCTTTCCTGACTGGCTTTTCCAGCTTGCATCGTCACTTTGAATAATTTTTTTAGGGACAAAAGAGATAGGTTCTTTGTCATATGCAATAAATTTCATTGTGTTGAAATCATACGGAAACCAAAACGGTATTCTTGAATTCGTGTTGGAAACCATAAATCCTTCCCATGGTTGGGTAAACGCCGTACCTTCGTCTGTTCCTGACCCGGTTCCCAAACCAAGTTGTTGGGTTTCCCATTTGTTCGTACACACCCACGCCCCTTGCTGGTGAAATTTAAAGCAGACATAATTTTTGCCGTCATGGTTTGCATATTTATATTCCCACGGGTACATATACGACATTTGATACATTGGTGGGACTCTCAAGGTGTCAAGTTTTTCAAGCATCCCAACCATTTCATTAAAGTCAACGTGGCTATCATTAAAAAGGCGCTTCAGCAATCCATCAGACCAAATGTTTCCGTCTGGATCTCTTAAAAAACGCCTGATTCTTTTTTTGTTATCTCTCCACATTATATATATTATCCAGTGCTTTTAGGCCATGGTTCTTTGGTTGATTGAAATCTATTTACACTTTCAGCCGCAAATGGATATTTAGCATCCACACCCAGTTTCTTTAAATAATTATTATGGTGATAAATAGCGGTCTTGGCATCGCCCCTGGAAGCCCAATACTCACCAACGGCATAATGAGCCGCCGCCCACTCCCAATTCTTTCTTAAAGTGATACGCCCTGTGTCCTCATCGTATCGTTGGGGGATAGCTATCACGGTTATTTCTAAAAGATCCGTGTCAGAAGAAGGAGCTGGCCAAACTCCCAAATATCCTAAGCCGATTTGAAAATAAGCTTCAGGGGGTCCGTTGTTAAAAAGCCACCGCCAATTATAATGGTTCAACCGGGTAAGGTCTGTTTGTTCGAGCCGCCGTTTTTGTGCAACCAACCAAACATCAGTTACCCATGCAAAAGTGTCCTGGCTGAAGTCAAGCCGATAAAAATTTTTGTTTTTTCGTAATGCAAGATAATATTTTTGGGAATAACTGCCGGTTATCATACAGATTTCTTCAATGGCATCGTTTATGCTATCTCTAACCGGTTCCATGCCATCTGTCGTGTCTTTAAATACGTCTGGGTTTTCAGGGTCTTCGCCTATCATTTCAAGAACATACGTTTCTATTTTGTTCATAGATGACCCCCGTTAAATTTTAAAGAAAACAGGCTAGTGAAGGATAGGGCCTCACTAATTAAGGCTTTGCCACCCGTTTTTTATTATCTTCCAACCCTTGGCATTAGGTTTCCACCAGTTACGACCCCAACACCACCCGACAAAATTACCTTTTCTTTGTCCATGTCGATACTTTGCATATCGTCTATTCTTGACATTTCATCCGTTGAGTCAAACGCCTGGACCTCTCCTATATTCCGGTTATGGAGAAAATTAAAAGGTTCCGCACAAACACCAAGGGGTGTTGTAACTAAGGCCCAATCGGAAAAACGAATTACATTATTTTTCCGCTTTTCAAACAATAAGGTTCTCTTCTGAATCGTTGCCACTTTCAAATCCCTCCCTCTTTTGGAATATTGCTGAATTTATAGGCCACAATCCTAACTTTGTGACATACTCCATGAATTTCGGTCTATCCATGAAGATGTGTTCTTTGTTCGTTGTGTCACCCAGAAGCATGAAATTGGTAATCAGGCAACCGGAGTTTTTTAAGCACGTTGACAACCAGGCTAACTTTTCTTTCCAGTTAACTATATGCTCAATTGAATCAAGGCACAACACATAATCAACTTTTACATCAACCGGGGAAAACATTGCCTTGGTTCCATAAATGTTATATTTTTTAGCTCTCCACTTCAAAAATTCAAATGGGATACTACCTGGAACATCATAAAAATAGATCTGTTGACCCCTCATGGCAAGCTCAAAGCCTACAGGGGCAGCGCCACATCCAAAGTCAATCCCGACCCCTGGATAGTCGCTCTTTACAGTTTGAAAAACAAAATCGTCAAAGTCTTTGTGGTTTTGTTCGCTTCGGATAAAACACGCCCTGGCAAGATATGACGGGCCAGACTCAACGTAATAATCTTCAAGCCTACCCTGTTTTTCATACTCAAAGAATTTTACATTGTGAACCTGATACTGATTAGCAAGCTCAACCAATTGCCCGTAATCTTCAATGTTTAAATACTCCATAATATCAAGACGAAAATTATTATAAATTTTGTCCAGCATGGAGTTTGACCGGATCTTATCTGAATTGTCTGTTGTCTTGGCATAGTGTTGGTGCCGGTTGGAGCTGGTGACAATTTCCCTTGAACTTTTAAGGTGGCCGATTTCAATAGCCGTGTCAGAAGCAATGCCAAACCCGGCTTTTTTTGCTTTTCTGCAAATTTGAAAATCGGTGCCATATTCAAATTCAGGCTCAAAAGGTGAAGACCCTATCTTGTCAAAGACTTTCATCCTGATCAGCATACAGCCACCACCCTGAACGTCAACCGGCTGCAAGTCGTGCTTTATTTGATCGTCACGCAGATAAAAATAATCCCCGTCCCGTTCTTCCATTAAAACTGGCCGACATTCGCCGCCACGATGGAAATAAAGGCCACCCACAATACCAAGGGTTTTGTCGGCCTCAAGATGAGACACAAGCTTTTCTACAAACCCATATTTATCTGAAACTTCGTTGGTGTCTTCAGGATCAAAGATTTGATCATCGTCAATCATTAACAAATAGTCGGCCCCAACCTGATAGGCCGCCTGAACGATTGCATTCCTGGCCCTGAATTGTTCTGACTTTGTTTTAATGCCAAGAAAGAAATCAAAATCTAAACATCTACGGCCAAGGTGGAAGGCTAATCTCATATAGTCCTGAAGGACTTCAGGGGCCGGGTTCGAATAACATGGGATGCCAATAAATATTTTTTTATTCATCAATAGCCTCCCATGCCTTTGTCCAAATTGTAGAAGACGCTTTCCCTGACCCTAAAATTTTTGGATCAAAACACAGTGCAAAATCAGGAAACTTTTCTTCAACCACTTCCATTTCGTCCTGGGTCAAAAGCAAAACATTTTTCACTCGTTTTGTTCCACACCCTGGACACATTCCAAAAACGTGAATTTCTGACCTTGAGACGACCCTTTGGCAGTCAACACAACGAACAACCGGGTCATTAAACGTTCCATGTTCCATATTCTATCTCCTATCAGATAGGGGCCAACGGGGTTTTGCTTCTCCCGTTGGCCCTGGTTAAATTAGTTTAGACTTATTAAAGCGCCTTTATAAACGCTGCAATTGTTTTCGTTGTCCAAGAGGCCTGGGCAGCAAGGGCAAATCCACACGGGGCGACCTGAATATGGGTTGATCCTGTTGCATAGTTTTCAAGACAAAAAACAGACCCGGCAACATTTAAAGACAGTGGAGACCCTGCACCGATAGCCGGAGATCCGCCCGTAAAGTTGCGAACCCTTACTGCTGCATGATAACCATATGCCTGGACAAGACCATAGGCCCCAATCGCAATTGCTTCAGCCGCAATCCCGGCCACTGCCGTTCCCATGTTCGTAGCTCTGGCAAGGGGCATTGTAACCCCAACGCCATCTGCATCCGTGATAAAGTCCCAAATAACTGCTTGCCCGTTTGTGAGCGCCGCCGTTGAATAAGAATTTTTTACAACGATAAAGATCTTTTCGGGATCACTTCTTTTTATTCTCTGAAATAACATTTTGCATACTCCCTTTTGTGACTGTCGGACCCCTACCGTCCCGTTTTGTTAAGAGTGGACCCCATTGGTCCGATTAATAATTAAGCTACGATTGACTGTGAAATACCGCCAATCACACCATGTTTTCTGAGGTTTGAAACACCGGCCTGTCCCATGAATAAAATCTTTGCCGTTTTTGCGGTCTGGTTTTCTGGCTCAATAAACGGCGTTGTAACGATATCGGTTTCGGAATCAATGACCAGATTGTAAAACATGGTATTCAGAAAAAAAGCGGTGCCGACTGTAACGGCTTCTGTGCCGGTATAGATATCAGGAACAACTTCGTCCCAAATCATGGTTGCCCCACGGAGCTTAATATTATCAAACCCCATATCTGCCATTTTGATGTTTGTGTATCTTACTTTTTCGTCAAGAGCATTTTCATATGTTTCATATGAAATTTGATCCATGATACACACATCAGGATTACCACCACTTCCACGGGAACAAAAATTATACATACGGCGCAAAGCCGCCAATAACCCTGCATGTGTTGTAACACTCAGCTTAAAATCCTGACCAGAAACAACTTGGTTGTTAACGTATCCGGTGTGGTGTCTCCACCAATCATTTGTCGCCCCAGAAATATTGCCGATGTTGTTGGTCGTGGGATCTGTGGCGTTTAATTTCCGCAAGAACATCCCCAACGGAACAAGGCCAAAAGAACCTCCCACTGAAGTTTCTTCAACAAACGTTGCCCCTGAAACCTTACCTAAAAGAAGACCACTGTTCAACGTCTCTCTCATGGTCATCTCGGCCTGTTTGGTTTTGGCTTCCAGCAAATTTAAAAGTCGGCCCTCCCCTGAGTTCTGCCGTTCTTCTTTTCTGGAAATTGATATGGTCCCGGCGATTTCTGCCCACTCATCAAAGGCCGTTGTCATGCCTTCCTGGGGAGTTGTGTCCAGAACTTCATACCCGCCTACGACCTTAACTGTATCGTTTTTGCCATACATCAGGGGGGTTGCAACCCGTTCGCCGCCATTCTGTTTTCTAACGGCTTCTGACAGCCTCAAAAATGCAAGAAATGCGCTGTCTTTAAAAATGTTGTCGTACATGGTTTTTCTATACGCCATCAGCGTAGTCGAAAGCAAAGCATCATAAAAAATTGTGTTTTGGCTGGGAGCGCCTGGATCACCGATTGTTGCCATAATTCAAATCCTTTTAAATTTTATGGATGCCTTGATCTGCTAAAGTTTTTTCAGCAAACTTAACAGATTCAGCAAACGTTAGCTGTTTATCCGGCAAGCCACTTGGTTGTCTGGTTGTTTTTGATGCACCGGAGGGTCTACCACCCTCAAGTTTTGATTGCATCTTATTTAAAGCCGCTTGTGTAGCCCTTGACTCTGCGACTTCAGAGGGAACACTCATTCTATAAAGTAAAGACGGATCTTTTGCCAGCGTTGGATGAGATTTTATGTTCTGCATCATTACATCTTCATACTGGTTCCAAGTCGGGTCAATCTCCGAAAGCTGAGATTCAATCGACGTTTTTTTCATCCCCTGGACTTCGCTCAATAAAGGGGAAAGTTGTTGCATAATTGTTTTTGTAACATGGTCAGTTACTTCACTCCAAGATTGTGGATCAAAATCACCGCCCTCTTGTCCACCATCGCTTTGAACGCCATCACCGGGCCGGGTCAGGGAATAACCTTGTTGTTCTGCCATCCGTTTCATCTGGCCCATAGGGTCTGCTATAAAAGCGTCATACGCTTCTATTTTTTTGTTCGACTCTGATATACCTTGAAACTTTTTCGTATAGTTACCTTGAAGCCCTTTCTGTAGGGCCTCTACCTGTGATAACATTTCTGGGGATAACCCCTCCGACAATCGTTTAAATTCTGCCGGGTCGTAAACCGTCTCTGTCTGGTGTCCACCCTCCGAGCCTGGAAGGTTGGTTATACCATCAGCGCCGCCTGTCTGGTTCGGATCAGATTGTCCGGTTAAACCTTCGGGTCCGGCCTGGGTTGTCGTTTCCGATCCCTCGCCTGGTTGTCCTGTGGTCCCACCGGGTTCTAATGTTTGTTCAAAGGCCATCTGGACTCCTTTGTTCTTGGTTGTTGGTTATTGGTTATTTTTTCTTAGTCGGCACCGGGTTTTTAGACGATGCCTTTTTTTCTCCATAATATTCTTTTTCAAACTTGATTCTCAAGGCTGCGATATCGAGGTCCTTGTTTTCCATGAAAGATGTGTGTTTCACAAAACATGATTCACACAAGGCAAACGCCTGATGGTCGCTTGACGTTATTTTTTTAGTGCTTGGCCTATACTCTCCCCGGTTGAAACATCTGTCACAAATTTCCATTAAAGCCACCCCTTGCCGTAAGACTCTGCGACACCCTGTTCAGCCATTATTCTTTTTTTATCGGCATTGGTGCCAACATACGCTTGAAGATTTTCATCGTAATATCCATAAGGACCAACGCCCATGGATATTCCCACTCTTCCCGATATTACCCTGTCCATTGGTTTTTTGCAAGAAGGGCAAGATATTTTTTTGTCCCACTTACAAAATTCTTCTGTGGTGGTTCCACATTTGCATTTATAATCATAGACTGGCATATATTGTTTTCTCCATTATCTCCTGTTTTTATCCGATCCCGTACCAAACGGAATCTTCATCAATTTTAGTTATCTCGGTTTTCACTTCTGCTCCGCCTTCGCCTACTGAGATAATTTCAATTGTTCCGGTGGTTTGCGGGAATTTTTTCTTTATGCTGGCTATGTCAAAGAATACCTTTGCTTCAATATCGCAGGCCTTAAGAAACGCTTTAACGTTTTTGGGTAAGGTAGGATTTTCAATCTCCACGTCCTCTGATAATATTCTTTCAATGTGTGGTGATATCAACACTTTCAGCACCATCAACATTTTATCAACTTGACCAGGCCTGGGATATATCTGCAAAGCATTGTCAAATATATCAAGCCCTATATTTTCATCGTTATCACTGCAAAAAGTAAACCCGTATTTGCCTTTTTTATGTTCTGGCTTGACGCAAAAATACCAAATAATTGTTTCTGGGATCATAGGGCCACCTTCGACCAGCCTGGTTGGTTTAATGGCTGGATGGTTAACTCTCCGGTTGATATTGGATACTCGCCCGCACCGAAACCATATACCAGTTTGTTCTCAGTTGTGTCAATTGGCCATCTACCTGTGAAATCTGTAACTGCTGATTCGATCCAGGTTGTTGCTCCTACTGCTCGGACTCGGGCGTACATTGCCCATTTTGCGGCTGCATCATTCCAGCCCCAGAATATATCGTATTCGTATTCGATGTCTTTTAGCCAATCGAGAGTGATGCTGGCAGTGTTGGTGCCATCGGTTACATCGAGGGTTCTGGTTGCGCCAGATTTTACAAGTTGGAGGTTCCCGGTTGCTGTCTCATTTGTGCTGGCGATATTATACGTTCCATCGTCCATATCATCAGCACTAACCCAAGGTGTGAAACTTCCGTGGATTTGGCCTTGGGCAGGTAGTAAGGATTCTATTGATAAATTATCTAAATATACCCCACCGTCATCTTCAGGATTGAATTCTCTGAAAACTAAATATTTAGTTGTGTCAGTTATGTGAGTAAAACTGTAAGTTACTTTTTGAAAAGTAATATTTGTTTTGTTAACTGACGTTAATATAGCTATCCCAGTCCCCGAATTATCAGGGCCGATCTTGCTTAACCAAACTCCCGTACCGGCTGCTGTGCCACTGTGACGAATATAAAAAGTAATTGCATACCGGACACCATTAACTAGCGAAAAATCATCTTGGATATTTTTATGTATCCGGCCGCTCCCTGTCGATGTTACCAAGAAGGCATATGCACTGTTTGCTGTAATGCTATTTTGTGATGTAAGGACTGCACTAGCTTCAGTCCATCCAGTAGTTGTGTCTGTTTCGTTTATGATGCCAATAGCATTGGCATCTGTGTTTATATCAACCCCATCAGCCACCCCGTCCAACCTATCCAGCATCGCTGCGGTGATTGCGCTTGAGGATGTGCCGGAACTGGATGCTGCTGTAGCTGCACTATCTATATAAATCGGATAAAGAGAATTGGCACCTGAGTATAACTGGAATCTTGTGCACACTCCAGTTATTACTACATTTACCGTTCCCGCTCCAGTTACTTCAACAATGACTGGGGTTCCTTCTGTAGCTGACCCTGCCCCGGTGATGGTCGCTGTCCCGGCTGAGATGGCTACTGACCCGGCACCGATCATTTCTAGCGTATAAAATCCAGTTCCCAAACTTGCAGTGGTCTGGTTTGCGGGTGTTGAAGGTGTTGTCAGATATTGTGAAAAAGCCCCAAGGCTCGTAATACCTTTTTCATAAACAACAAACGGTGTTTCTGCTGCGGTTGTTTCCTGCTCGCCGGTGGTGGGGTTTATTTGTGAGATAGGCCCGGCGCTGGTATCTACAACCCTGATCTTAGATGTCAAATCGACTTGGAAGCTTCTGCCAACAATAAATTTAATATAAAAATCATACTTTAAAAGACCAGAAGGAACAAACCCAACACCGCCCCGGCTAATCCTTGTGTCAAAGTTTGCTATCCCACTAATTGTTTCAATTCCACCCATTACGCCTTCCCATAAATGACAGAAACTAACACCGGACTGGCCGTAACTGGTTTTAAGACTCGGTACTCACCAGGGGCAGAAAACCACCTAATATTTCCAGTTGAAGTTAATTTAAAAAAATCATCATACACAAAATCAAACAACGGAACCCACACCCCTTCCTTGGCTTCAATCTCAAACGTAACAGCTTCACCAGAACTTAGATCAGCAGCAACTACCGTGGCGGTTGATCTGTTTTTGACGGAAAACTCAATCGTATCAGCTTCCTTTTTTGGTCCTATGACATCACCCATAATATCACTCCATTATTTTTATAAATCTTTTCCTATCCTGCTATAGCTGCATTTCCAGTTACTAAAGATTGCCCACCACCAGCCTGTCCACCCATGGCGCTTTCTGGTCTATCCTCACTCACCCCAGCCTGACTACCGCCTCCGCCACCACCTGGGGTTGGTATCTGGCCGCCCATCATTTTTTGACCAATATCATACAATTCGTCAATCAAAGCCTCGTCTTCAATATGATGCTGTTCAGCCGTAGACTTTAAAAGCCTCTTAGAAAGCATCAATTGTGGGAACTTAGAAAGCAAACCCAAAAAAGCTTGCCAGCTTGCCCTTTCCATTTGGGGGAGTTGGGGGATGGTGGACCCAACGTTCACGCTATATTGATATTCCCCTGCAATCTCATCATAATCTTCAACTTTAACAATCTCCCAAAACTCGCCTTGTGGTCCGGTTATTTTAACCGCTTCGTCCCGGTCAATATGGGTCTGAACTAACCGGTCAAGCTTCTCTGCAATGTCTGTTACAAAATCAACTACCATAGACATTGCGTCACCTTCTTTGAGATTCAGCCGGCTATTTAATATCCCGGCCTCCGTTGCTGAGTCTGACCCGGCAATACCCCTGGCCGCTTCCGCGGTACCTCCCAACATTTCAACCATTTCCGATTTAAGGAAACCAAGCTCTGTGTATCTTGTTTGATCACCAGGGGCATCTTTTATAGGCTGGATGCCGCCGGTCTGGTTGACTTTTATAATAGTACCGTCATCACCAGACTCTAATTTACTAAGCTCAGAATCATCGTTTCCAGCAATCGCCAAGTTGACTTCATATTTTCTATTAAACCTTTTCCTGTGTTTTTGTATATCAGACCTGGCCCGGTTATATTCCTTGGCCGGATCAAGGCCCTGTGACACGCTTGGTATCGGATATGGAGAATCTTCCCTTAGCGTAAATCTAAGGAAAGACAACGGGTGTTTCACTATACCAGGAGGCAACGGGCTTTCGTCCATCATGGGAATTGTCCCGTCTTCAGCTATGATAAGCCAAGTCAAGTTCTCAAGGTTATAAATTTCCCAAAAAGAAATTAAGTCGCTCTTTTTTCTTGGCTCCCCTTTTTTTTCTGGTTGCATTTCTGCCCGACCCGAAATATTGTTCCCTTTTTTTCTTTCGTCCCGTTCTTTTACTTCTGGGTCTGAGGTGCCGCCCTTTCCCTGTAATTCTTTTAAAGCTTTTTTGCTGAAATTCTTATTGTTTTCAGCCTCTCCCAATGTTTCTCTGACCCGGCAAGCTACCCACTTCCAAGAGTCTTCCAGGGAGCTTGCATCTTCATCAAATAAAACATCGTCAGGGAGAAGGCGGGTTAGCTTGTATCTACAATGAACAGGGATAAATTCAGGCTCTTGAAGGTCAGCGCCTTGATTGTCTTTTAGTTTTGTTTTTCCGTCCTTGGCAAAAATCGGTTTTCCATAATCAGGATTTTCAGCAGATTCGCTATGGTAATGGGTCTTGATAACGCCATATTTAAAAAACGCATCTTGGATGGACAATCTCATTTTGGCTTTTAGCTTCAAAGATTCTTTAAGATAATTTAAATATCCACCACGGATTTTTCCACGTTGGTCCCACGCTGCAATCATAGCCGGGTCAGGATCAAAAGATCGTCTGAGTTTTACATAAAAATATGGGTCTGAAGAATACAGCGCCGGAAGTTGGGCCTTAACATGAGAATAAATGTTGTTAATCGTAATCCAGTCAGCATCAGAATAGGTTGAATCTTTTTGTCTACCCTCGTAATATTCATAGCCGAGATCAACGTTGAAGTTTTCTTTCCATTTATTCCTGACAGATTTTGACCGTTGAATTTTAGCCTCCCAAGTCTCTTGGATTGCCAATTGTTTTTTCGTTGAAGATTTGTTTTCTGACTTTAATTCAACTTGGCCCGAATCTTGTTTTTTTTGTTTTTTCGCCATTTATCTTATCCTCGAATATGAAACGGCTAAACTCACACCGTGACGAATAGCATATTTTTTTGCCCTGATTAATTTGTTCCGTTCGGACTTAAACGTACCTGTGGGTTGAGTTGAAATAATTTTTGGTGTAATAGGTCTACTCATAAACATATACCTCGTACAATCGTACCCTTCGTCTGGTTGATCCGTGTCCACATCTTCAGGGTTTTTAGGATCTTCATATAATGCTTGTACCTCTTCCCACCATCTTTTGCAAGAATTAAACGCAACGAACTGTGGGACCTCGCTGATTAACTCCCCGGTTTCGTGGTGGATATTTTCCAAAAGGGCAAACCTTTGGTGCATTTGTTGCTTGCCACGAAGCCTGTCATTATCTGCTTTTAAAAAGTACAAACCAAACTGTGTGGCATCGTCAACAAAAGAAGGACCCAAAACCGTGTTGCTGCCTTTTATTTTTGTTGGACCCCAACACGCCGGGTCGGCGATACGCATAGTGATTTTTTCAGTTTCTTCCAGCTTTAAAATTTCCCTGCAAATCTCATCGTTGTTTTGACGGACCCCTTTGTTCGGGTCTATCCCAACCATGCCATATTTTTCCCGATATAAATAAATTGTTCCGTCGTAGTCAACAGCGAAATACAAAGCGCACCAGGGCCTCGCATAACCCCAATCGAATATCATATACTTTTTCCATTCTGGTGGGATCTGAAAGTCTTCTGAGCCGTGTTTGAATTGGGTAAGTTCCGTGAAGACTTGACCTTCAAATATATCCCAAACACCGTCTAAGAAACGCATACGCTCTATGGGTGGCAACATTTCAAGTCTTTTGACGTACAAAGGGTCGTTGATCATAATAGATGGATTATCATAAACCGTGGCAGGGACAAAACATTGGGACATACCCGTGTCAGGATGAATTCTGGTTTCTGGTATTAACATTTCTCTGATAGTCTTGTCCCCGCTTACATAGTTTCTTTTTCTTGTTGGATTGCAGGGATCAACCAGTCGTGTTTTAACCCAATTATGCCCTTTGCCGCCTGGGTTGCTTGTGGACCTTACCCGAAGCGACAATCCCGGCACCGACATTCTAACGTTGGCTATAATAAACAGATAGACCGACTCTTCAAATTCTGTTAACTCATCGAACCCTAAAAAGTGGAACTCTTTCCCGTGATAATTATATTTATCAGCTTCATGTTGGCAATGGCCCAAGGTTATTCTTGCCCCGTTCTCGAACACCCATCGGTTAGTCTTTGCAACGAACGTGCCACCAAGGGACGGGTACAACAACCAACACCTATCTATAATTTCTTGAAGTCTTGGGAACGTTTTCCGAATTATCAGGCCATGATATTTTGGATGCCATATGTCCCGTGTGGCTTCAGCTATAAGACAATCCGTTTTGCCTGGGCCTTTCGCGCCGCCAAAGAAAACCTCAAACTCCCCACGGGTGCAAAATTCCCACTGTGGTCCTGGATGTGGGGACCATGGCTGTATTTCCGTGTCAGGAGAAAAATCTTGCATTATTCCTCAATCTTTTTAATCGAGTCGGCCGGGTCTTCTTTTTTTTGGGGTAGCATTATCCCAGGACCTTTTGTTTCTGACACCTTCAGGTTTGTATCAATTTTTTTTGTAGCGAAAATTTCTTTATAAGTTTTAAACAAAGATGCTTTCACCGCCGATTGGGTATCGTCATCATACATCATGCCAAACGCCACCTCAAGAAAGTCTACACCATGTTTTTTTTTGAGCTTCTTGAGAACCTTGGCAACATCTTTTTTAAATTTTTCGTCATAGTCTATGGGTGGGTCTTTCTTTCTGCCCGCCCCACTTCTTGTCCCACCATGATTTGGGGTCTTGTCTTGATTCTTTGCTGTTTTGACCATTTTTACCCCCATTGTTCTGCCATTGCATCTGCTATACCTTGAAAAGTTTGGGCTCTTTCTTTCGACCTGATGGAGCTCATATTGTGTACCCTTTGTACCCTTCCTGAAACGATCTTTGTTGGTTCTATTTTTGGGAGGCCCTTTAACCACAATCCTGTTTTTTTTGTTTCTCCATGTCCAAACTGCCAAGGCTGAATATACTGATCCGGTTTCCTATAGTTTTTTGACATTATCCCAACAGGGTTTTCAATTGCAACACGACTACAATTGACAGTAACAAAAACAAGAAAAAATTTAATCCCTTCCTTTTGCCTCCCGTCTTTTCTTTTTTCATCAAACCACCTTGCCCCACTTGAACATAGATGGGTACAAGGTGGAAAGGCAATTATCATATCCCAATGTTCATCAAGTCTGTCTAAAACATCCCCTTGATAATGCAACCCTGGGATGTCTGTTGGCAAAATATCACAAGACACGGCATAGTGACCCTTCTTTTTAAAGGCTTCACGAACCCTACCAGAATATTCACAAGCTATTAATATTTTCATTATAAAACTTGATTCTTTGCTGTTTTGACCATTTTTACCCCCTTTTGGTTGTTTTTTTATACAAATATGGCACACCCCGCCAAAAAAATCAAGTTGGTCGAGTGTCGATGCTGACGGACAG